AAGTTCAAGCTCGCCGGTTTCCCGGATGAGGCGCTTGCAGCGATACAGTTGTTCTTCGACTGGCCGCGCGGCCCAGACGGGGTCGATCTTCTCGATCGTTACCTCGGCGCCAATCCAGACGTGCGCTTGGTTTGCATCGACAGCCTAACCAAGTTCCGCAGCCTGCCCGACCCGCGCACTCCCTCGTTCATGGCCGACTACGAGGCCGTCAACGCGCTGCATGACATGTCCAAGCGCCATCCCGGCGTGTGCATCGACGTGGTGCACCACACGCGCAAGGCCAAGTCCGACGACCCAATCGACGACATCAGCGGCACATACGGCCTGACGGCCGCAGCCGACTCGTTTATCGTGCTACGGCACCATGCGGACGGCGCCGTGATGTATGCAGCAGGACGGCTCTGGACCCGCATGGACAGCCAATATTCTCTACGCCGCGGCGAGAATCACACATGGCTCATGCTCGGTATTCACCTGGACATTACCGACAAGCAGCGAGAAACGCTTGAGATCGTCAAAGCCGCTTCCTTGGAGGGCGTCAGCGGCAAGGAATTATCTGACCACATCGGTATCACCGTCCCATCTGCCTGGCAGCGCCTAGACGAACTCCTCGAGAAGGGCTTCGTCACCAAGAAATACGGCCGCGTCTATGCGAAATAGGCGCCCCGACCGGGACGGCAATCCCGGCCGGGACTTCCCGCAGCAGCGCATAGGAGAAACGCCCCGCGGGCAGGAGGCGAATCGTAGCAGCATCAGGCGATTCTGTTCTCGATCCAGACCTTGACCGCATCTGAGCCGCACTGCTTCCGCTTCTTCAGCGTGCCGCGCACGAAAGCGGCCTTGTAGTAGCGCGCTGTCTCGTCCTGCGCCTGTTTTTCAGACTCGCGGTGTACGCTGTGCAGCATGTGCATAAGCAGATAGCGCTGCGTTGAATCAAGCGGCTCGAAAAACTGGCACGCACGCTGGGCACTATAGTCCAGTTTAATGCGCTCCTGCCCGCCCCCATGCTTGACGAGCAACCAGCAGCCGTAGCCGTTGGCGCCGGCCACAACCCGGAAATAATGCGAGCGGTAATCGATGCCGTTGCGCCCATGCCCATAGGTTCCGGCCTTTACGATCCGGCCGCATTCCGAGTACAGCAGCGTATCACCTTCGGCTAAGTCCGGCGCACGCCATTCCTCGGCGCCCCAATTGTCATTGTTCATGCTGTCCTCCAAATCGTCGTCAGGAAATACCGCACCGCGTAGCGCAGCCCTACCGCGCGAAAGGCAAAGCGGGCGTTAGAAAGGATGCGGAGCATGGCTAAAGTCCCTCCGTATGCCACAGCAGCTCGTCATACGCTTCCGTGCCGAGGAACTTCAGCAGCCGCTCCATTTGTCGCTCGCAAATCTTGTACGTCTTGTGCGCCTTGCGGCTGTCCGTGTCGTAGCCGTATTCGCCGCACCAGTCCGCAAAGCCACTCGCGTTTTCGACGCCAGATGAATCTAAGGCCAGGGAGTTGAGGACTTCATTCGCTTCCGCTGGCTTTCCTTCATGCCCAAATCCTTTGCTGAAATAGACCGTCAGCTTTGCGCCAGGCCGGCGCAGCGTGACGCGCCAATGGTCCATATCTACCGGCGTATCCTTGAACGCTGGCGCCCGGCCTGCGCCTTCCATGTTCGGATTACGGTCCACGCGGGCCGCGGTTGCCGTAATGCGGTGCTTGGCGATGAACTGCTCGAGGGTGATGCGGGTGTCGTCCGTCATGACTGCCTCCTATGTCTCGGCCTTGCGCGGCGGCCGGTAGCCGTAGTGCCATTGTAAGGCGCACCATGGAGCCGGCCTAAACCGGCTCGAGCTGCGTCCTACTCCTCCCCGAGTTGCCTTCCGGGCAGCGCGAAAACGCCAGCGATTTGCAGGAGTACGCTTGACGCGATCAGTAGCAGCGCGGCCGGGAAGTAGGCTATCGCTACTGAACTGATCATGGTTCCCATGCCGATAGTGACGCAGACTAGGCCGAGGGCTTCCCGTTCATTACGGTTCATGGTGCGGATGTTCATTCTGTGGCTCCTATCCGTTAGTGGCGCCCCTTGCCGGGAGCGTACATCCAACATACGCGCGTACCAGCGTCACGTCAAGTGACAAAATGACATAGCGAAACCAGGTACCACGAAGATAAGAGCTATTCTCAATCAAAATACGAAACTGATAGGTACTATATAGAACGTACCTTATTTGCCTTATGAAGTAAGGTTCATTAGGTATGTGATATAGGACATCAAACTCCCGCAACCAAATTTTCTTCCTGCCGGAAACAATTCTGCCTACGCGCATATCCGCGCCCCGTTGACTGTCGAAATCTCGACACTTAACAGGATCTCAGGCCGCTCTTAAGCCATGGGGGCGTTGTTCGATAGCCACATGCTGCGCTGCACATGAGGCATTCTGGAAGTGTGTTAGTGAGCACTATCACTAAACGCTATTGATGTCGCGATGTGTGCGATGCGGGAGCGCCAATATGCATTATGTTAAATGAGTTATCCACAGGACCAAGCGCGGCCCGGGGGGTGCCATCCTTTCCGGAGCTCGACGCCCCCGGTGTGAGAAGGGGTCCCCACCGCTGTACCCGGATTCTATTTTCCTGTAGCGGCGCGAAATTTTTTTGTAGGTGATTTTGTGAGTTATGGTCGCGCGTGGATTGACACGGTGTGTGACGTGGCGTAGAAGGCGCTGGCATGGCCCACGGATCCTGTCGCTGATGGTTCGCAAGGTAACGATTGCTGCGTTTGAGCGCTGGATTGAGGACGAGGAGAACGTTGAGACGGTGCTGCGGCTGATCTCGGAGGGGACGCACTTGCACAAGGCGTGCGTGGTGGTGAAGCAGCCGTACAACTGTTTGCACGCTTATTTTCATTCGACGCCGGAGCGGCTGGAGCGCTACGTGGGTGCGAGGAAGGCGTGGGCGGATCGCAAGATGGACGAGGCGATGGACTTGGCCGACGGGGCGAAGCCGGACAAGGGGCACGTTGCGAAGGCGAAGTTGCAGGTTGAGACGAGGGAGAACCAGGCGAAGGCGTATCACCGGGAGCGCTGGGGCGATCAGGTGAAGGTGGAGCGGGAGGTGAACGTAGGGGTGGACGCGGGGCTGCTCGGGGTGGCTGGTGACCTTCTGCGTCTGGCTGTTGGTGGACTGAATGGGAAGCCCATCCTTCCCCGAGATCTGGTGGTGCATACGGTGGGTCGGCCGGTTGGGCTGCCGGCGCTCCCGGCGGCGCTGCCGGCGCTGCCGGAGGCTACGGACGAGAAGGACGCGGCCTGATGCTCCTGGAACGTCGCCGTGGGCGCTGAGCGCTTGCTCGATGCCGAACTCGCCGCGCTGCGGTCACTGATGCTTGAGCAGACGATCGCGTACTGGGATGCGCTGGAAGCTGAGGGGCGGCGCAGCGGCAAGTTGAATCAGGTGGTGCGGCTACTGGTCGCGTCCGACCTCTTTTACCTGCTCGCGAGAGTTTGCAAGCGCTCCGATATGCTGAACGAGTTCGCGTTCGCGCGCTGCCGCGAGGTGGAGGCCGAGCCGAACGGGCGCCTCGATCTTTGGGCGCGGGAGCACTTCAAGAGTTCGATCATCACGTTCGGGTTGACGATTCAGGACATCCTGCGCGACCCGGAGATCACGTTCGGAATCTTCTCGCACACCCGGCCGATCGCGAAAGCGTTCCTGCGCCAGATCATGCGCGAGCTGGAGGAGAACAAGGCTCTGAAGGCGGCGTTTCCCGACGTGCTCTGGGAGGACGCGCGCCAGGCGCCAAAGTGGTCAGAGGACGACGGGATCATCGTTCGCCGGCAAACGAACCCGAACGAGGCCACTGTGGAGGCGTGGGGCCTCGTGGACGGGCAGCCGGTGTCGAAACACTTCCGAGTGCTGCTCTACGACGATATCGTGGTGCAGGCGAGCGTGACGACTCCGGAGATGATCCAGAAAACGATGTCGCGGCTCGAGGAATCGTATTCGCTAGGGCAGACCAACGGAGGCGTGCGGCGGTTCATCGGAACGCGCTGGCACTTCAACGACGCCTACTCGACGATCAAGGAGCGCGGCACGGCGCTCCCGCGGGAGCACCCAGGGCGCGTCGGCGGCACCGAAGAGGGCGAATCGGTGTACTGGTCGGAGGAGGCACATCTAGAGAAGCGCCGCGATTACGGGCCGTACACCTACGCCGCGCAGATTTTGTTGAACCCGAAGGCCGACGCGCTGCAGGGCTTCAAGCGCGAGTGGCTGCGGCACTACAAGCGCATGACGGGCGTCGCGAAGATGAACGGCTACATCCTGGTCGACGCGGCGAGTTCGAAGAAAAAGGGCTCGGACTACACCGGGATGAACGTCGTTGGGCTGAACGTGGACAAGAAGCGCTACGTACTCGACATGGTGCGCGACCGGCTCAATCTGAAGGAACGCTCCGACCGGCTATTCGCGCTGCATCGCAAATGGAGCGCAGCGGGACTCAAGATCCAGCACGTGCGCTACGAAAAATACGGTTTGATGGCGGACGTAGAGCACTTGAAATCCCGCATGGAGGCGGAAAACTACCGCTTCCGTATCGAGGAAGTCGGCGGCGTCACGTCCAAGCACGACCGCATCAAGCGCCTCATCCCGCTATTTGAGCAGGGCGAAATCTGGCTTCCGGAATCGCTGCACGTCACGGACTGGCAGAAGGTTCCCGTCGATCTAGTGCGCGCGTTCGTGGAGGAAGAGTACATGGCGTTCCCGGTGGGGCTGCATGAGGACATGCTGGACGCCCTCGCGCGCATGGAGGAACCGGACCTGAAGCTACTGTGGCCAAAGGTGGAGAAATCGGAGTCCGCGCCGCCGCCATCGAACGTTCAGCAGCCGGCGACGGCGTGGATGGCCTAGCCCTCATGAGGGACACGTTCGAACAATTCGGCGCGCTGTACGACAAGGGAATCGCTGTCGGGCACGCCGATATCGCGCGCGACACCGTGATCTACAGATTCCGCGACGAGATTTTCGAGTTCCCGACTCACAAGGTGCCCAGGAACTTTCTCAACTACAACGGCTACTTCTACACCGCGCACGTTGATGATTTGCGCAAACTGGAGGCGGAATCCGCGAGCGGATAAAAATGGCCTACGAAGAAAAAAAACAGGCGTCGACCGACGGCGCCGAATCGGATGAGGACATCCTTCGCTACGCCCGCGAGGGATTGAAGGCGTGCATCGACGAGGAGTCCATCGAGCGCGCGAAGATGCGCGACGATCTGCGCTTCGCGACGCTGGATCAGTGGCCGGTCGAAATCCGCAACGAGCGCGAAGGGGACATCGAAAACGGCCCGCGGCCGTGCCTGACGATCGACAAGTATTCGCAGTACCGCACGCAGGTCGTGAACGACATGCGCCAGGGCAAGCCCGGCATCAACGTGCGCCCGCAGGACGACGTGGCGGACCCGGAGACGGCGAAAATCCTGAAGGGGCTCATCCGCAACATCGAGGACCAGTCGAAAGCCGACATCGCGTACATGACGGCCGGGGGCAGCGCGGTGGACATCGGTCTCGGCTACTTCCGCATCACGACCGAGTACGTACCGGACGACAGCTTCGATCAGGAGATGTTCATTCGGTCGATCCCGAACACGTTCAGCGTGTATCTGGGCAAGCACATCATGCCCGACGGTTCGGACGCGGAGAGCGGCTACATCTGCGAAGCGATGCCGGTCTCGAAATTCAAGGAGATTTACCCGAAGGCGAAGACCGACAAGAAGGACTTCGAGGGCATCGACTCGGCGATGATCGGAGAGTGGCGCACCGAGGAGACGATCACGGTCGTCGAGGAATACTGCATCAAGAAATCCCTGCAGCAACTCTATTTCCTCGACGACGGCACGACGATGCCGAAGGAAATGTACGACAAATGGCCGGACGCCGCCGGCCCGCGCCCGGAGATCCAGGACCAGCGCCTCACGGTCAAGAAGCAACTCAAGTGGCGCAAGATGACTGCGGTCGAAGTTCTCGACAAGCGCGATCTTCCTGGGCAGTACATCCCGATCGTCGAAGTGGTCGGCCGCGAAGCATGGGTCGACGGCAAGCGCATCGTCTGGGGGCTCGTGCGCCCGACGAAGGACAGCCTGCGGATGTACAACTATTGGGCCTCGACGCTGACCGAGAAGATGGCACTAGCGCCGAAGACGCCGTTTATCGTCGCCGAAGGCCAGCTCGAGGGCCAAGAGGAGCGCTGGAAAAAAGCGAATCGCGTCAATTATCCCTACCTGACCTACAAGCCGGTAGACGTAGGCGGGAATGCGGTCCCTGTCCCGCAGCGCCAGGGCGCGACCCCGCTCGAGGCCGCGTACATGAACTACATGCAGGTCATCGAGCACGACGTGCAGACCTCGCTCGGCATGTTCAAGGCCGCTACCGGAGAATCCGAGAGCCAGCAGTCCGGCCGCGCGATTCTCGCCCTGCAGCGCGAGTCCGACACCGGCACGTATCACTTCGGGGCGAACCTCGGCATTTCGATTCGCCATGCCGGCGTCATCATCGTCGATCTGATCCCGCACTACTACGACACGAAGCGCATCGTGCGCATTCTGGGAGAGGACGGCGAGATCCAGGCCGTGCAGCTCGACCCTGACCAGCAGGAATCGATGCGCGCGATTCAGACGAACGAGGGCATCAAGCGCATCTACAACCCCGGCGTCGGCAAGTACGACGTGTCGATCTCGGTCGGGCCGAGCTACAACACGAAGCGCGTCGAAGCGGCCTCTACGTTCGTCGAGATGGCGAAGGGCTCCGCAGACCCGGCGAGTGCCGCGGTGCTGCGCTACCTGACGGTGCGCAATTCGGACTTCTCCGGCGCAGAAGAGGCGGCGCGCATGCTGAAGGCTCTGCTGCCGCCGGGAGTGCTGCAGAACGAGAATCAGCCGCCCATCCCGCCGCAGGTACGCGCCCAGATGATGCAGATGGGTCAGGCCATGCAGGCGATGCAGTCCGAGATGATGGATCTCAAGTCCGGCCGGGAGGAGGCGATGGCGAAGATTCGGGCCGACCATGACGCGAAGATGAAGCAGATCGAACTTGATCGGCAGGTCGAAGGCGAGCTGGCGCGCCTCGCCCGCGATAAGGCCGATGCCGAGATCGCGCTGAAAAAGTGGATCGCAGAACAGGAACTCGCGCTCAAGGGCCGCACAGCAACCGCCGACGTAGCCCTGGAAGCGACCGGCATGCGGCATGAGCAGACGATGGATCGCGCCGGCATGGCGATGGAAGCCCAAGAGCAGCATCACGATCAGATGATGGGCATGAAAGACATGATGCACGAACACATGATGGGCGAGCGCGAGATGGCGCAGAAAGAAGACCACGCCGAACGCGACATGTCTATGAAGGAAGAAAAGGGCGAGCACGACATGAAAATGGCCGAGAAGAAGGCCGCGCAAAAACCCAAAAAGGAGAATGACGCCTGAAAATCGCAATCCTAGGGGGCGGCGGCTGCTTCGCTCTCAACTTCGCAAGGCATCTCGCAAGTCAAGGCATAGACCACTTCGGCATCGGCAGATCGGGGCCAAAAGCGCCTCCGTTCTGGCTCGTGGAACACGATTACCGCTACTGGCCGCTGCATCTTGTGGATCAGCTAGCCGCCACGATGGCGGTGCTCGATACCGAGCGGCCCGACGTGGTGGTGAACTTTGCGGCGCAGGGGGAGGGCGCGGCGTCATTCGGCGAGCACGCGCCCGACTACTTCATGACGAATACGGTCGCGCTCGTGCGGCTCGTGCTCGAGCTACAAAAGCGCTCCTACCTGCGCAGGTTCATACAGATCGGCTCGAGCGAGGTCTACGGCTCGCCAGCGGCGCCTGCCAAGGAAACGGACCTCCTGAATCCGACCAGCCCCTACTCGGTGTCCAAGGCGGCGTTCGACCAGTACCTCCAGTCGATGTGGCGCACGGCGCGCTTCCCGATGAACATCATCCGGCCGTCGAACTGCTATACCGAGGGGCAGCAACTCTACCGGGTGATCCCAAAGTCGATCATCTGCGCGCTGAAGGGCGAGAAGCTGCAACTGCACGGCGGCGGGCGGGCGATGAAGTCCTATCTGCACGCTGACGATCTGTCGCGGGCGGTGTCGCTGGTGATCGAGAAGGCACCGTTCGGCACCACGTACAACGTCGGGCCGGACGAGCCGATTTCGATCCGCGATCTAGTAGGCAATGTCGCAGCCGCCTGCGGCGTGCTGTTCTCCGACCTCGTAACTGAGGTTCCTGACCGCGTTGGTCAGGATGCCAAGTACCACCTCGACATGACGGCGATCAAGCAGTTTGGATGGCGGCAGAAAGTCTCGTTAGTCGAAGGCATCGCGCGCATGGTCGAGTGGGCCGAGAAGTATCCCGAACTATCTGTGATGGAAACCATCTACAGGCACCGCCGGTGATCCACTTCCTCGGCTCCAGCCACGCCGCAAACCATCTGCGCGAGGCCGCGCGGCGCAAGCGTGTCGCGCTCAGCGACGACCCCACGCACGCGGAGGTGATTTTCGTATCCGAGGACACGCCGACCGACGAGCACGGCAACCGTGACCTTGCGCCGATCAACGCGCTGATCACCGGTGCTCTCCAGTACGGTAAGCCCATCGTGCTCACTTCGCAGGTACCGCCCGGCTTCACGCGCTCGCTCGGCCTCGCGCCCGGCATGATCTACCACCAGGCCGAGACGCTGCGCATCAAGGACGCGATGGAGCGGGCGATGTGCCCTGATTACATCGTGGTCGGCTGCGCGTCATTTCAGAGCTTCACATTGCTGCCGGAAGCCTATCAAAAGTACCTCGATGCCTTCGCCTGCCCGGTCCACATGCTGACCTACGAGGACGCCGAATTCTCGAAGATCGCAGTGAATATGACGCTGGCTGCGCAGGTGGATAACACGAACCGGCTCGCTGCGGCGGCGAAGAAGGCCGGCGCCTCGTGGTGGCACGTCGCCGAACTGCTGAAGCTCGACAAGCGCATCGGCAAGGAAAGCTATCTTGAGCCTGGCCGCTGGCAGGATTCGCTGCATTTGCTGCGCGATCACGTCACGCTGGAGGCGTTGAGTGCTCGTTAGCCACAGCGTCGCGTTTTTCGAGGAAACGTGCCAGATCGCCGCCAAGCTCGACACGGAGAAGGTCGAGCACCTGGTCCGCGAGCTGTCGGCACTGCGCGAGCGCAAGGGGCGGCTCTGGCTCGTGGGCCTGGGCGGCAGCGCAGCGAACGCCTCGCACGCGGCGAACGATTTCAGGAAACTCTGCGCGATCGAGGCGTACTGCCTCACTGACAACGTAGCGGAGTTCACCGCGCGGGCGAACGACGAGGGCTGGGCAGAAGCGTTCGACCTGGACTATGCACGCGAAGGCGACGCGCTATTCGTGCTGTCGGTGGGCGGCGGGACGCAGAGCGTGAGCCGGCCGATCAACACGGCGCTGAAGAATGCGGGGCGGCTCGGGGTGCGAATCCTCGGGATCGTCGGCAGGGACGGCGGCAATACGAAAGCGCTCGGCGATTGCGTGGTCGTGGTCCCGACGGTGGAGCCGAACCGCATCACGCCACACACCGAGGGCTGGCAGGGCGTGATCCTGCATGCGCTCGTGTCGCATCCGTCGCTCCAGCGCTGGAGAACCACGTGGTGATTCATGTTTCGTGATCCAGAACAGAAAAAGGCATATCAGCGCAAATGGCGCGCTGAAAATATCGTTCGGCTTAGAGCGAAGGAGCGTGGGAAGAAGCGTGTGCGGGACCCCATCAAGCTCCGCGCCTCGCACAAGCTATGGCGCTCCAAGAATAAGCACCGCATTACCGGATACATGAGAAAACGTCGCGAATCGTCTGCGGTGCGAATGATGGATGCGGTTAGAGCAAGAGTGCATCGCGCGCTCACACGGCAGAAAGCCTGGAAAACAGGCAAAACGGTCGACATGCTGGGCTGTTCCGTAGAGGAGTTGCGCGCTCATCTTGAAAAGCTATTTGCGCCTGGAATGACTTGGGACAACTGGGGGCGATACGGATGGCACATCGACCATAAGGTCCCGCTCGCGGCGTTTGATTTAAAGACTGAAGAGGGTCAGCGGAGTGCGATGCACTATTCCAATCTGCAACCGCTCTGGGCTTCCGACAACTTGAAGAAGTGGAAGCACCTATGACAGTGGAAATCTACGCTGACTGCGCGACCTTGGAGCAAATCACGCAATACGCAGCCGATCCGAGAATTTCCGGCCTAACGACAAATCCGTCGCTGATGAAGAAGGCCGGCATCACAGACTATCGCAGCTTTGCTAAGACGGTGCTCGGCATCGTCGGCGACAAGCCGGTGTCCTTCGAGGTACTGGCGGACGACTTCCGAACGATGGAGGCGCAGGCGCGGGAAATCGCGAGCTGGGGGCCGAATGTCTACGTGAAGCTTCCGGTCACGAACACGCGCGGGGAGTCTATCGTGCCAGTGCTGGACGTGCTGGCGGACCTTAATCTGAATATCACCGCGCTGATGACCGCAGAGCAATTGAACGAATTGGGGCCGTGGTTAGCGCCGCCTCATATTGTTTCCGTGTTCGCAGGCCGCATCATGGATACCGGCAAGTTACCGCCTGAGATACTTCCGGAGCGCCCATCGCGCACGTTATGGGCGAGCGCCCGCGAGGTGTACCACGTTCACATGGCCGAGGAACTTGGCTACGACATCATCACGCTCACGCCGGATCTGATCGCCAAGCTCGACCTGCGCGGCAAGGATTTAACCGAGTACAGCCTCGACACCGTGCGGCAGTTCCACGCTGACGGAAAGGGGATCGCGTTTTGAAGATCCTCATTCCGGGCGGGGCCGGCTACATCGGCGCGTGGCTCGTGCCGCATCTCCTTGCAGACGGCCACAATGTGACCGTTCTGGATTCCATGTGGTTCGGAAGCGGCCATCTCCCCGACAACGCGAACCTGACGATCTTCAAGGGCGACGTGCGCAACACGGACGACCTGGAAATCGCCGCCGAGGACTGCGACGCGGTGATCTACCTCGCGTCCATCTCGAGCGACGCGATGTGCCAGCGCGACCCAGCGCTCGCCCATGCGGTGAACGAAGCGGCCTTCCTGCCGGCGGTGCGCGTGTGCAGGGATGCCGGCGTGAAGCGCTTTATCTACGCATCGTCGGTCGCCGCTTACGGCATGACCGATTTCGACGCGACCGAGGACACGCCCCTGCGCCCGACGACGCTCTACGCCAACGCCAAGGCCGCCTGCGAGCGCATATTGCTAGAGCACCAGTCGCCGGAATTCACGACCGTAATCACGCGCTCGGCCTCGGTCTGCGGCTACTCGCCCCATCAGCGCTTCGATCTCACGGTGAACATGATGGTCCACGACGCCATCCGTCGCGGCGTAATCACCGTGAACGGCGGGGCACAAAAGCGCTGCCACATCCACCTACAAGACATCTGCGACTTCTACATGCTGCTGCTGGAGGCGGCGTCCAATCTCATTGCCGGGCAGGCGTTCAACGTCGTAGCCGAGAACGTCTCCGTCGTTCGCACAGCGATGCGCGTGGCAAAGGCGCTCGGAGGCAACGTGCAGATCGACGTGAAGCCGCGCACGGATGACCGCTCCTACACGGTGGACGGCACCAAGGCGGCGGACGTGCTCGGCTTCGTGCCGCGAAGATCAGTGGAGGACGCAGTACGTGATCTCAAAGTCAAGTTTGACTCAGGCTACTGGCCGGATTCGGCCACCAATCCAACGTATCAGAACCTTGCCGATGGCCTCATATAGAACCGTATTGGTGAATGGCTGTTTCGACCCATTCCATTATGGGCACCTTGAGCATTTCACCCGCGCCCGCAGGCATGGCGACATTCTTATAGTGGGCGTGACGCGCGACATCCACGTCAACAAGGGGCCGGGGCGACCGATCTTCAACGTATTCGCTAGGGCGGCAGTTGTGCGGGCTCTGGCCATCGTGGACGAAGTGCTGCACTGCGACGACTCCCTGGATGCGCTCAAGAGTGTGAAGCCGGCCGTATTCGCGCTTGGCAAGGAATACAGGGGCAAGGTGAGGCGCGAGGACGCTGCCTACTGCGAGGCGCACGGTATCGAGATCGTGTTCACCGACGGCCCGGTATTCTCGTCCACGAAACTCCTGAAGGCGCTCGCGTGATCGACCTTGACCGCGTGAAGGACTTCCGCGTTCTCGTGGTGGGCGACGCCATCATGGACGAGTACCGCTACGTCCGGCCCATAGGAAAGGCGATCAAGGAAAACGCGCTGTCCGCGATGGTCGGAAAGACAGAGACATTCAAGGGCGGCGTGTGGGCTGCGGCGCAGCACGTCAGGGGATTCTGCGGGCACGTCGATGTTCTGACCGGGCGCGATGTGATGTGGAACATGCGGCTCGTGGACGATATCTACCTGCGGAAATTATTCGTCCTGCACGAGCGCCGCGACAACGGATGGGTCGAGCAGGACTTTGATATCCGCAGCTATGACGCAGTGATAGTCACAGACTTTGGGCATGGTGCAGTATCGAAGGATTTGATAGCGCAGCTATCTAAGGAAGCGCGGTTCCTCGCGGTCAATGCGCAGACGAATTCTACGAACTACGGTTTCAACA